AACATGGAAACTGGATAATCTAGTCTTTCATTCAGATGTCAAGAGAATACTAAAACTACCATATTAGTACCTCTTGGCATCTTTTTTTTGAAGAATATTGACTCTCTGTTAAAGATTTATATTTTTGAAGAGCTATTGACTCTCTGTTAAAGATTTGTAAAGAACTATTGACTTTTTGTTGATAGTTATATTTTAACCTGAAAATGTTGGATTATAGGAAGGAGTAATTACTATGAAAGCAATCGTATGTCCGTTCAACCGTAAATATGAACTGGTACACTGGTTTAATACACACTTTAATACACGCTCAGGAAATCGTAAGTCTCAAAAACAACTATATGCCATCTGGTATAAAGTAGCTAGAGCAAAAGAGACTAAGAATAAAATACCTTGTCCAAAAGTTCTTACTACATATGATGAATGGGAAAAAGAACTACTGAAATTAGATGGCGGTTTTAGTATTCTTTTAACCTCTAAAGGAGGAATCACGAAATGAGAAGTATACTATATCGGTTGATTAAAGCTAATGGTGATGATGACACATTTGTTATCAGAGCATTTTACATCTTTATGATACTTGCTGTACTCTATCTCAGTGGTCATATCATCTATTACTTAGTTAGATAATATCGGGTGAGTCTGTCTATCAATGGATTATTTTGCGGTACTATGCAACTAAACCGTGACAGACTCACTATTATTACTGAGAAAGTTAGGGCTAAAATCACCAACCCTTAAATCAGCTGATAGCGTGATCTTTCTCATATTATTTTCAAAACACCCAAATTATAGGGAGGACACAACTATGTCTGTATCTAAAAACCATAAAAAGGGAACAAGTCACAACGAATGGAAATCAAAGCAGAATAAAAAGAAGTTCAATGCTGTAAGAGTAGAACAGCAAGCCAAATTAAAGGATCGAATAGATAAGTTTCAAGCCAGACGTATGAATAACCCACTTCTTAATAAAGAAAAGAAAGAACCTGCTAAAGGTACATTTACCAGCAGAATGCTAAAGAAGTTTGGTTTAAATAAAGGTAGGAGAAACAAGGTATGATGACCGGATACTTACTTACTATGATACCCACATTTATCTTAGGATTTCTGTGGGGATTTATACTATGTTCAATTAATGATACATATCAACGTAGAAAGCATGAAAAGAATCTTAATCATATGATAAAAGAGACAGAAAGAAAAAGAGTTATTATGGATAATACATTCTGTTTCGATAACGCTAATAGGAGGAACAAGATATGATGGATGATAAACATGGTCAACTTAAAAAGAGTAATTATATGATAACTATACACGGCTATGAATTTTGTAAAATATGTGATATTGTTAAACAAGTAAATGATATGAAGGATGATGAAGGTATAAATGAATGGATGACAAATACTAAATATGATGATGAAGGATATTGTCACAGACCTCATTGTCTCGGTTGTCATTCTGATATACAATTGGATTTTAGGGAGGAATTCCCTGAAATTGTAAAACATTATAATAAAGCTCGTATAAGACTATATACAAGAAAAGATTTAGCTGGAGGAAAGACAATTAGAGAACTCCAGATGGAAAATAGAGAAAGAAAAGAAGAAGAAGAAATTAAAAAACTCCATAAAACCCGTGAAAATCATGACCATTAGTACATTTATCACCCAGTGTGCATATATGATAGACAGACCTTATAGTATTAATAAAAAGCAGGGATTTCATCTAAAGAATGGTATGAAAATATTATTTAAAGACCATAAAATAAGTACTAAAGCTATTACTATACTCAAAAGACATTACGAAAAAGCCTGACAGGGCGAAACTAAGTGAGTTAGGGTTGATAAAGCCTGTCCTGTCAGCAAATATTATGAGGGGCGAAGTTGATAATGGTTTTAGCTACTCACTTTCCCATTAGTCACGTGGAGCAGGGTTTTAGATTACCTGCAATGTTAAAGTATGACAGCTGTTAACGCTTGGCATTTACACGCTATGCTTCGCCCATCTTTTTTTCAAGATATGAAAGTGTAAAAGGAAACAACATCCGGGAGTGGGCAACCAGCTCTCTAAATCAATGGTTGTATGATTTCTTTAAAAACCTTGAATTATAGGGAGGAAACAAAATGCCTATAAAAGAAAAATACGATAAATACAGATATGCAAAGAGTTTTAAACTACCTAAAAGATTTCCCAATGATCCAGATTCAGTTAAGATAAGAGATAAAATCTTTAAAGCTAACGGGAATGGATGGTGGGTTAAATATCGAGTAGATGACATTCATACTCCCAAATATTGGGTAGTATCAAGAAAGTTTAAGCTTAACGGAATATGCCAAACTTAGGTGAACTATTTTCACAGACTTAACATAAAGGAGGTCCAAGTTTTTTTATCGCTTGGAATCCCCTGATTAAGAACGTGGAGTGTCCCGCAACACATAGTTCACCTAATATTATTTAACCAATAAGGAGAACATAATGAGTATAAATAATGCAAACTCAATATCTGATACAGAACTTGTAAAGTTTTATAAACGTATAATTACTAAAGGAAGGGTTGAACCTAATGGTGCAGCATTTAATAGAATGATCCAAATAAAGAAACGAATTCTTACTAGAAAGTATAAAAAGTTCTTAAAAAGTCTCAGAAAAGGTAGCAACGGTATTGCTATTTAACTAGTTAACCCTAAAAGAGGAGAATGATCATGGCAGTAAATGTACAGGCTATATCATATCATAATGGCGGACAGGTAGTAGATGTGGAAGGTGTCAGCACTGTAGCTGATGTTGCACAGAAATTAGAACTGTCTATGGAAAATGTAGTAATGAGTGTAGGTGATACACCCGCTACTGCTGGTACACAGTTAACCGATGGGGCTGTTGTACAATTTCAAAAGATGTCTGTAAAGTCAGGAATATAAAGTGACTCGTGGGAAAGAGAGGGGATCAACAAGGATTCCCTCTCTGGGAACCGAGTTTAGTATTAGAGCAACAAATAACAACATTATAAATGGAAAGTATAAATACATCAATCCTGAAGATACTGTTGGTTTTGATTTAATAGAAATATTTATAAGGAATAATTTTTCAGTACTTAATCCTTTTAAACGTAACCAAGATAATGAAATTTATGCTACTGATGAAAGTTTTAAGCGTTTAGAACAATATACTCCATTAGCTACTCAAATAAGAATATTAATAGACTCGGGAATAGAATTTTATAGGAAGGATGAAATAGGAGCAGATACTCATAATTGGATTATTAAATTATGTGTTCCAGTATTAAAGAGCAGGTGTAAAATAGAATTAGATACTCTTTATCTTACATTAGTTAGTTGGAAGGATATAAAAGCAGCAGATGAAGTATCAACAAAAATCAATGAACACTTTATAAATATTAGAGGAACCGTAGCTGCTACATATCGGTATGGTTATCATCCTCATATTAATAACAGTGGTCAGCCGTGTTTGGGACAATATCATTCACGGTTAAATGATTATGCTGTTCACGGAAGTATCATAGGATATTTTAGTACTTTAAAACAATGGGCAAATACAAGTAATTCAAGAGATGCATTCTGGAATCTTCCTGCATTAGTAAGAGAGGTAACTGGTGCTCCTTATAAAGTAAAAAAGAAACGTGGTGATGGTCATATGTTTAGAAAGATAAATCACTTACTATCTGTTTCATTATTATTACGTATGAGAGATGTCTTTAGAGAACCTTTTGAAGGTAGTAGTTATTTTAGAATGATAAGGGAAAATCATGGACGTAGACATATTAATCTTAATGTTTTTCGTGAAATTCAAAAATATTATATAGCTAAATATAATAGGAATCCTAATAAGTTTAAATACAATGAAGAGGAAGTATTAAATAGAACAAGAGCATATAGTATATTATATGCATTAATTCGGAAATATTTAGATGAATCAATAAGTAATCAAACAAATATTAATAAAATAGCACATGATCTTAAATTTAATTATGCTCCACCATCAAGAGATGGATTTTCTGGAGCATTTAGAACAATACTTGTAGAAAATCTACAACAAGATAATCCTATGTATAATAGAATAAATGAATGCATAGAATCTCTTGCAGATATGTGCAGAGTATATAAATCACATTCAGCTAATAAAATAAGACAAGAAAAATCAAAAAATTCATTTTTAATTCCATTAATAGCAGGAGACATAGAAAGTGATAAACATTTTGTTAAAGTTTTTAATTCAACAATGGAACATGGATGGTATAAATATAAAAATATATCTAAGTATTTCACCAACCGTTTAAAAGAATATTTTGATTATTATTTTGCCTTAGATCACTTAAAGATTCCTGATCTTAATGCATATAAAGTACTTCATTACTATGATTTATTTGAAGTAAAGGATTGGTTTAAGGAAGGAGAGATAACTGCATTCTATAAGAGACTTATGGCATATAAACCAGCAGGAAAAACACGGTTTTTAAAGAAAACATTAACAGAAACTTTACCTTCTATTCATACATATGTTGAATATGAAGATATATTAATTAATAAACATTGGGAAATTGAGCCAAGATTAGGTTTTGATCTTATGAATCAATGGGCATATAGAAATAGTAATTCTAATGAAGAAGAAATAAAAGAAAATAAAATACGATCTTTAAAGTATCAATTTGATGTAGAAGAAGTTTTTAAAGACTTTAATGAAAAGAATCCTAGAACAAATAATTGTTATAAAATTTATGAACAAACTGATATAACTAAATTCGAAAGACATATGAAAGTCATTATGATTGATATGTTATATGAATGGACAGCTAACATGATAAAAACACACGCAAAGGAGGTGGATAATGCCATCGAAAAAAGAAGAGAAATCCATAAGAACCTCGAAAAAGAAATCAAAAAGTTCCATAAAATCCCTGAAAGTAAAGAAGAAGAAAGGACTTCTGATTCCACTGAAGATGTATCAGAAAATCCAGTATTTGCTCACCCGGTTTAAAAATAAAGAATGGTCGGGTCCAGCATGGTATAAATGTATTAATAATAAATATGGTTTTCCTGTATACTGGGAACTCATTCATTTTGTAGCTATTGATCTCGGTCATGGAGCTGCTACAGAGTATGCCGGTGAGGACCTTAGTAAAGCTATCTTTAAAATATATAGTGCAAATAAAAAATTATTAAAGGATGCTTATGTAGGTATGATTCATAGTCATCATACTATGACTGCTTATCATAGTGGTACCGATGAAGATACACTAATAGATATGTGCCCTAATACTGGGTTCTACGGAAGTTTAGTAGTATCTTCTTCTAGTACACCTGCAGCATTTGCATTTAGCTATAAAGATCAATTTAAAAATATAATGATTAACGAAATGGATAGTGATCATATAAGACATACTAAAGTAACTGCACCAAAGGAGTTTGTTAATGAGGCTAATCTTATTAAAGAAAAAGCTGACGCTGCAACTCCATCTTGGAAAAGAAGTTCAAAAGGTAAGGCATTAACTAAATATAATCCAGCTCAATCTACTTTTGATTGGAGATATCATCCTAACTGGAAAAAAGAACATCAACTTCCTCCTGAAGATGATTATAGTGACGTTACAATGAAAGAATATGAAAAAATGGAAACTATAATGGAACAACTTGAAGACGGGAGTATGCTTTATGGTGAAGCTAACAACTTATTCAAATCTAATTGGAACATGAATATACACGAGTTTTATGAAGTTCCACCGGTAACATCATGAGTAATACAAGGTTCTTAAGAAACAAAGACCTTATTGACCAACGACAGTTAGATACAGTAGCTGTCGTTGGAGCAGGGGGGATAGGTTCAGCAGTAATACAATTATTAGCTATAATGGGATTTAAAGATATATATATTTATGATCCTGATTTTATGGAGCATCATAATTTATCTACCACATTGTATCCAGCATCAGCGATAGGTAAAAGAAAAGTACAAGCTGCTAAATCAATGGCATTATCATATAATCCTGCTATAAATATAATTGAACATCCTATGAAGTTTGATAATGATACACCGATTTGTAAAAAGATGATAGTTTGTATAGATAATATGGAAGATAGATTAGCAATGTATGATCGCTGGAGAATGTGTGATAATGGTCTTATGTTGGGTAATAAATATAGTGCAGGATTTTTCATAGATGGAAGAATGGATGCATTAGCATTTGAAGTGGTCACGATGACAGCAAGAGATGTTCCTGTTGACTATTATGACCATTGGACTTCCAGTGCGAATATAGAGGATGCACCTTGTACTATGAAACATACTATCTTTACAGCTAATCTTGTAGCCGGTATGATTGTTAATCAGATATTTTGTTTATCTGGTAATAGAGGATATTATCAATATCTATGGATGGATTTATTAACAAACAACATTAAAAAAGAAGGATTTAAAATAAATTCAATAGAAAAATACATAAAAAGTTCGTATATTCCACTAACCTTAACCGAGGAGAAATAACAATGACAGACGAGAGAGAGACCATTAGCTCTATAATGGACTATTTGGGACAGATGTCATCCCACTTACTAGAAATAACTCAAACTATATCCCTCTTTGGGAACATTCTCAGGAGATTAGAGAATGAGTTATCTAATAGCCCCTACCTCGCAACCGAACCAAAAGAAGCTGACGAAATTGAGAAGTTAGAGGCTCTCAAAGAGTTAGCAGGGAGGACAGCATGAATGGAAATTCAATAACTGATTTTGCTAAGTTTGTAGGACCGATTAAAACTATAGATATACATGGCAAACCATATGTCACAGTTCCAGAACGTGTAAGAGTATTTCACAACTTACATCAAAATGGTAGTATAACAGCGGAATTAGTATATGCAGAAGGTGGTATTTATATTATGAAAGCCACTGTTATTCCTGAAATGGAAAATCCTGATAGATGTTTTACTGGCTATGCAAAGGAAGATGAATCAAAGAGTCAAATTAATAAAACCAGTGCTATAGAGAACTGTGAAACTTCGGCAGTCGGTAGAGCTTTGGGCTTTGCTGGACTAGGTAGTGAAGACAGTATTGCATCAGCCGAAGAAGTACAGAATGCAATACATCAACAAGGACCACAGGATAAACACCTGTCATCCATAAGAGAGGAAGGTAAATAATGCCTTATAGACCAGACGATAAACAATCCTTTAAAAATGGTGCAACGCCACCATGGTTAGGATTTCAGAATGCTAAAATACTGTCATTCACAGATGAATCCAGTAAGTTTGAATGGGCAGATGTATATCTTATCATTGAATTACAGACTGCAGGAAGTGAATATCCGGTAAAAATGCGTCTTAGTGGTTCATTTGAACGAGATACTGATGGTAGCCTGATGAATAATCCCTTGCTAAAGAAGTTTTATAGTGTTGCTGATGCTATAGGATTCGGTGGTGGATTTGATATGAATGGCAATTGGGTATCAAAAGTAGATGAATCAATTGATAATATTGCATCATTCTTAAATAATAACTATACAGATAATACTGGTGCTGAAATTTATCCGTATACTATTTATGTCTATAAAAAGAAAGTTCTGGATAAGACTACTAATGAAGAAAAAGTCTGGACAGAAGTAGTTCAAAGAATGGCTAAATCTGAAGATAGAAAACAAATGAAATCTCTAAATAGCTATGTCCAATGGGCTAAAGATAATGACATTATAAAAGAACATATAGAAGAGTCAGAACCAGAACCTTGGGATGAAACATCAACACCAACAAGTTCAGCTCCAACGGTATCATTGAAGACCGGTTATAAGGCAAATTAATGTTTGTCGAGTTGGCACTCAGGAGTCCTGCATCAAGGGGTTCCTTAGTAGACCTCGATAAATTAGAAAAAGCAGTAACGGTACATGGGAAAAATATTCCTGTGTACCGTTCTGTCTATCTTTATGATAAAGATGGTTATGAATATGTAAATAAAAATAAAAGTGTTAGGGGATATATGGGATGGAGAGGAATAGATTATTTACCCATTGACATTGATAAAGTTAAAGATAAAAATCCTCTCATATCAGGTAAGAAAACAATAGCTAAAGCAAAAATAGTAAATCAAAAATTATTAGGATTAGGATTGAAGGATGATTCCTATTGTATATTTTTTAGTGGAACAGGATTTCATTTCTTATTACCCAGCTCATTATTCGGATTTGAAAATCATGAGGGTAATGATTTGCCTTATATTGTTAAATCAACAATGAAAAAATTATTACCAGAAGCTGATATGTCAATCTATTCAAGGTCAGCTTTATATAGATGTGCTGCTACCAAGAACTATAAAACACAATTATATAAAACATACATTACATCAGAACAATTAGAGGAATTACCATATACAACAATAGCAGCAAAAGGAAGAAAGTGGGATGTTAATGACTTCCATACATTCCCATCAGAAGAACAATCTGGATATTTAGAAAGCTATGTAACATTTGATTCACCCAGCGTTAAAGCATTCTTTAAAACCAGTAGTCATACAAATGTTGTACCTTGTATTCAAGATATGTACAATAACCCACCAGCTGAAGGGAATCGACATAATACTTTAATGAGGATTGTTTCTCATTTTAGGAGAAATGGTATTCCTATAGATGCTACGATAGCAGCAATGGAAGAATGGAACAAAGGTGAAGATAGGATCAAGGATTCTGAACTCCTTTCATCTATTAACGATGTATATACAAAAGGTTATCAATATGGTTGCATGGACAGTATGATGATGACCTATTGTCAATCTCATTGTATTTACTTTAAGAGAAAGGATTACCTTATGAACATATTAAACGTAGACGATTTGCAAGTAATGCTAAATAAAAGAATGAAGAGAGATTTTTCTGGTGTCAGTATTAATTTATCAAAACTTTATGGATTGGTAGGAGTAGACTCAGTTATATATCCGGGAGAGTTAGTTACTATTGTAGGACCAACAGGTACCAACAAAACTACTCTTGCTCAGAATATTGCATTAGCATATAATGCTATGGAAGATAAGATAGAAAAAGAGTTACAAATTCCAACATTGTATTTATCATTAGAGTTAGCACCGTGGTTAATGCATAGAAGAAATATACAAATTGTTTCTGATACAGAAACAGAACTTATACAAAAAGGAGATACTAGTAGAACCTTATATGATATACATAGAGAAGAAATTGATCACATTCAAATACAAACTGTGAGTCCAACTGTAGAAAAAATTAGAGAACAGGTAAGGAAAACATCTCCAGCCTGTATAGTAATAGATTATATAGATTTAATAGAACCACCAAATTACACGAGAGGTGAATATGAATCTATAAGGCATATATCCCACGCATTAAGTAACTTAGCAGTCAATTATGATATGATTATTATACAGTTGAGTCAGACGTCAAGAGAATATTCTAGAGCGGGAACATTAGACCTCTACGCAGGCAAAGGAAGTGGAGCCATAGAGAATGCCTCAAGAAAGTTGCTTGTGTTAGAAGGCGAAGCAAAGGAACGAAAAAGGAGGCTAAAAATGGTGAAAAGTACAGATGGAGAACTCTGGTCAGTTGATTTAAAATTTCACGATTCATTTAGATTGAAAAGAATATGAAAAAACGACCAAGAGATATAGTCAAATTATTCATAGATATTATTCTATGGAAGGATTACAAAATAAGTCGATGGGGTATAGATATTTTTCTAATATCTCTCTTTAGACTTTCCCTAGAATTTGAAAAAAATTCAAAATGGTATTGTATAAAAATTTCATTGGCGTTCTGGAAACTTTCTGGAACATTCCAATTCATTCTAGAGAAGCCATATAGGTGATAGCAGTAACGAAATCGGGACGTGGGGACGATAGTCAATCCCCACGAACCCGATTTTTTAGTAACGATGAAATACGATCAGAGTGCTTTTAGAGAGAAATTAGTAAGTATTCACGGTAGACAATGGCATAAAGCTTGGCTTAGATTGTCACGTAAAGCATCAGCTTTGAAACAAGCTCTAAGAAAAAGGTCGAAGATGCATCAGGTGCTCTTTGAAATAGAGCTTGAAGACATAAAGAAGATGTTTTACGATGCCTATGGTGAGTCATGTAAATACTGTGACAGAATATTGAATGTCTCAACAATGGTATGCGATCATATAATTCCGTTATCTAAAGATGGAGAATCAACACCAAAGAATCTACAGATCATATGCAAACAGTGCAATACACGGAAGGGACCATTAAAAGAAAAAGACTTTTGCCTTATATTAGCTTGGGTAAAAGAACAGACAAAAGAAGTTCAAAGCTATATACTAAAAAAATTAGCCAAAGGAGGTAAATATTGAGCAATATAATTGAAGTTCCTTTTAAAGGATGGATGATAAACAATGCAAAAGAAAAATCAGAAAATTTGGGAGCAATAAATAATTCTATTCTAAAAGGAAAAGGAAACTTTGCCGGATATCTTGGTGAAGAAATTGTAGCCCATTATATTAAAGCTGATATAGTTAGTAATTCTGAATATAATCACGATCTCCTAAAAAACAATCAGAGAATAGAAGTTAAAACTAAACGTAGAACAGTAGAACCGCAAGATCATTACGATGCAAGCGTTGCCTATACGAGTAGACACCAAAGTCCAGATTTATATATATTTACGAGTATTCAATTTAAGAATGGTACTCCTATCAAAGCATGGATATGCGGTAAAAAAGAACCAAAAGAATACTTTAAAAGAGCTACATTCCATGCAAAAGGAGACATAGACCCTTCCAATCAATGGAAAGTGTCCACAGATTGCTACAACTTACCATACGAGGAATTAGACCCCGTAAAAGGAGAAACACAATGAAGGAAATAAAAGAATCTTGTCCTAAATGTGGCAAGAACCTTATAGAAGCAGAAATTAAAAATGGTACCGACAATTCTTTACCTGCTGTAATGTGTGAAGAAGAGTGTGGATTTGTAGATAATTTAATTGAAGAAGGACAATATCTTTACACCCTACTTGGTTGGGATGTAGATGTAGACGAAAATGGTCCATTCATAGTAAACAAGGAGACAACATGGCAAAAAAGCTAACATATGATCCACCATTATTAAATACAATAGCAGGAAATGTTATTAATAATAAAAAACCTTTCATACAGAGATTGCAAGGACAACTAAAAGATGCAGAACATATTATAAAAGCAACTCTTATACGCAAAGAATATGTTACTCCGACATACTTAGCCAGAATGTCTGAAGAATATGCTGAAAAATATAACTTGGAGATATAGTCATGCACAAATTAGCACTAAAATCAGATAATATCAAAAAGGTAAGAGTCTCAGAGAAAGAACATACTCTTATGATAGAATTATTATATGATGAAATACGAATACTAGTACAAGAATGCAATGACGCAACTATACCAGAAGAGAAAGACTTTTATGGTAAAGAAAAATCACTGGCTATATTACTACTGAGAAAAATACTACCTGATGAACCCGGTGGAGCTATGAATAGAGCTAAACGTATAATTAATAATTCGGAGAGTAGATTATTTGATACAAAGAATCAAGTAAAACCATTTAATACCTTAAACAATGATCCTATAAACAATGCAATTCGTAAAGACGCACCTGATTTATCTACAGATGAAGAAATGCAAAAAGCAATAAAGAGAGAAACAAGTAGTAGAATGGGACAGGCAGGCTGTCGAGGAGGTGAATGTGATTAAAGAAAAGATACCTCGAACATCTAAAGTTGCTAAAAAATCTTGTTCAAATTATACTAGAGATGATGAATGTGCAGGCTTTATGTTTCATTTTAATAAAGAATTAGGAGCGTTAGTAACATTTGTTGATCCAGTTTTTGCAGGTGAACCTTGTGCTGTAAAGGATGGCTGTGACTTTTTTGAGGATGTTGTTGTTCAAGGAATAACAGAGAGGTAAAACTCTTTGTTATTCTTTTTTTTAAAAAGGTATTATTATAGGAAGGGCTAATTAGCCTCCCGGCTTTAAACGCTCCTGCTCCTGCATAGCTTTAAAATATTTCCCAAACTGCATATAAGGTATACCGGTAGTTTTCTCTACTGTTCTCATCGGATTTTCTATAATCCCACCGGGTCCTACGACATCTCTCATTAACCTACCAAATGGAAACATAGTCCATATATAATAGTCAGCTAACCTACTGTAATCGTCCGTTACCATGGCTTTAAACATGGGAGGTAACAATCGCAAAGCAGGAGGAGTAATTATTTGCAAAGGTTGAAATGGATAAGGATAAGCACCAAAGAATGCACGTTCCCGCTCTTTATCGTCACCAAACATCAGGTCAGCTGTGTCTTGGAACCAGTTCCATGGTGCCGGTAAGGCATTCTCAAAGATAGAATACATGAATATATTACTTAGTCCTAACATAAACATATCAGCAATAGCTAATCGTTTAAACGCCTCAAACTGTTGCGTACCTTCTTTCCATCCATAGATATGAGCTTGCTCTACAATCTGCCTTCTAAATCTAACGGAGTTCCATGCCCAGATTTGGAAACGTGTCATTACTTTCCCAAGTTGACTATTAGCAAAAGCAGGTCTATAAGGTGCACTATACAAGAACTGAGTAGCCTTAACGCCCTTCTTAGCCATCTCTATCAAGGTTTGGTTATCAAACTCAGGAGTAAGATTACCAAACTTTTCTCTTGCTTGGAGATAGTGAGCCATGAATGCATCCCTTCTCAAGAACCTCTCCGGCACCCGCATAAACGATGCAGCTTTATTAAATGCACTCTCCGTGATTCCATGTTTCTGTGCAATCCGATATAAATTCCTATCCGGTAAGTTCGGGTCCTTCTTAATAGCACCTATTGCCTCACGAACAGCTTTTTGCATATTGGCACTTTTAATATTGGGATTCATATCAGCTTCAAAGATTAAGAACTCTTCTATTATACCAAGACTTTTAACCCAATCGTTTACATCTTCCATGCTTTTCCAATTCTTATTCACATGGAGTCTCAAATATTTTATACTCTTTGCATTCTTATAATGCTCCCAGCCGGTACTAATCAAAGTATGTACACTACCACCATAAAGGTTAGCAACGGTACTCTTAGGATGAGCAAGTAACGTAGCCAGCTGATACTTAGCTTCCATCTGTCCCAACTTTTTCAAGGTATTAAAGTCCACATCCTTCAAAGTTTTTAAATCTTCATCTGTTAAAGAACCGGTAATTGGTATCCCAGCTAATTTTTGCACACCTTTTCTTAGTCCCAGCATTTCCCTAGCCTTATTAAGTCTGCGAGCTACCATATTATCAGCAAACCAAGCATAAGCAGTACCTTTTATATTCATCTGTGGATTATCTAGGACATACTTGGGTATATTAGTAGGATTCCCACCAGCCTGTTCATGATA